AACGTGGCACCGTTGTTATTCTAAACAGCAGAAAACCTGTTCAGCAACGAAGGACCCTTTACCGTCATTATCTTGATCCTTTTTTTAAGGGTTCTGTCTTAAAGCCTGTATTTTGTGTCTTGCTAGTGCCTGTGATATGATTTTTTCAAACTTAATTAGTGCCTTGTTTTTGAGTTTGTGCCTTTTGTGATAGACTTGATTCCAATACGCTCCCCAAACCGCTTGTTCTGATTTGTTTAGCATATTCCAAACAGAGTCTCTTATGTTGATTAACATGATGACATCATCTATATAAGGGTGTCCCACAAAATCAGCGTGTTTCATGCCCTTATCACGTATCCAATATCCAATTAGTTGTTCTTGTTCAACGCTTTCTCTCAATTGCTTGTCGGATAAGCCTTTGTGAACACTATATTTGAATGCTTTTTGTCTTTTGATTGGTGCTTGTTTGCTCATACGAATAGTTGTGCTAATCGTTTTGCTCCAATCATTTATAGGATCTCTTTTCATATGTGCCATACTTTTATTTAGCCTCTTTGTATATTATAGGCTTAAAACTGGCAAAAGTCAAGAGATAAAAAGTGGGGATTATACCAATTAAAGGAGTTAATTTTAATTATGGAGTTCAGCCTTGCAAGGTAGAACTTTTGGTATAATCCCCTGGGATTAAACTTTTATTAGACCAATGTCAGTAAGAATAATAAACGTTCAATAGTATTTACTATGCGGCGTGTTTTTTCACCGTAGAAACGGTTTTTTTACAACCTTTACAGCGTTGCACCCAAGCCACTGAATTGTTGTTGTTGTATGGTGTGTTTTTATAGCGTTGATAGTTGAATTCTCTGTGTCCACAGAACTGACAGGTTTGTATTTTGAAAAGTTGTCCATGCTCCAATTTATAGGTGCGTGGATCCAGCATTAGATACCGTGCTTCCATTACAACATCAATGCCAATGCTACAATAACTCCAATCAGTTGCACAAACAGAACACCAACACCCCACTTGAACATACGCTTGATGTCATTTACATCTGTTTGCATATGAGCAAGATGATTACTAACTATGATTTCCAGTTTCTGTTCAACCAATGCCAGTCGTTTGTCTAGTTCTGCTATATCGCTCATTATAATACGGTTCCAAGTTGAACAGCACGCCAGTCATTGCCATCATACACAGCAATACAACCAACGCCCGCACTATCTTCACCGCCATCTGAACAATAGGCAACATCACCTGTTGCTTTGTCTGTTCTAGAGTTTAGTTGTGCCGCTGTTTGTGGTTTAAGATTGAGAATTTCTTCTAGTTTTACTTTGCCTGTGTCAGGATCAAGCGTGAGAGGATTGCCTGAACTTGAGTTGATTTCGTCTGGAAGATAGGTTGCCACAATCTTGCTTGAACTATTCAAGCCAGCAACACCATTCGCAGTATTGCGTCCGTTAATTACATTTTTTAGTTCATCCAATGCGGCTTTTAAATCGGGTCTAGCCGCCGCTGGTGAATCCGTTGAGTCATCTAAATTTGTAGTGACTATGTTTCCTACCGTTCCCCAAGTCATATTATTTCCTCTCTTATGTTATATTTAATGTCATACACCCTATTCCATATAAAAACGCTTGTATGACGCTTATTTTGCGTTTAAGACACCATTATTGATGTAATGGTATGTAATAAGTTTCTCCTTGTGCACCAATTTGTCCACCACTATCACCCACAACCTTGACTTTTAACCAACTTACAGGAGTTGATGTATTGCTAGGTGTCCCAGTATGTTCTTCAAATACAACAGGTCCATGCATTAGGATTTCTCCACTACTTGCTGTTCTTAATTCAATATCTGCTCCACTACTGGGTGCGTATATTCTTACAACACTACTACCGGCACCTTTATTTGTGCCTAGCGTTAATGGAGTTTGCCCAACACTTTCAATTATAGCACCTGTTATACCATCACCAAGGTAGACATTGTTTGAATCTAGATAGATATCACCACCACTACCTGCTCTAATTGTAATGTCACCACCAGCACTACTTTCATTCGTAACAATAAAATTATTTAGATCCAAATTAGCACCGAGCGTAGGATTTGCGTCATCAATTAAATCACCACCACCTAGTGTGCCTGCGTTGTATTCAGCACCAATTGTGTTAATGGCATCAGCCATCTTTTTTAGTTCTGGTCTTGATTCTTTTATTGTATCGCTATCGCTGTCAAATTTACTTGCGTCTGGTAGTGTCACTGGCATTATGATGTCCTCACATTTCCGTCTGTTGCGTCAGCCGTTAATGCTCTTAATCCTTCAATTCGGATATCAAGCACGGCGTCAACGTTTGTTTGTCCGTAGGTTGTTAAATCTACTATTTTTAATTCTGGAGCCGCACCTTTACTTACCACGGTTACGTGTGGGATAGGTGTTAATCCTTCTTCTACATAAAGTTCACCAGCACTATCATCACTAGCAACATAACCACTTGCTATATATGTATTTGTGCTTTGTCTTGGTTGACAAATTAAACTTGTTATTTGACTAAAACCTGTTGCGATGTTTAGTGTTCTTGCTCCTACCGTTCCTCCCAATGATGATGTAGCAACATCTGTAAGTGTTTCAACTGCGTATTCTTGTAGTGCGTTAAAACTCATTCTTGTTAGTTGTGCCAGTCCTATACCTGCACTATCTTCTGAAATAGACACCTTTAATTGAAAATAACGTGCCTTTACTGCACCTACACTATCACCTGGTGTCCAACTATGTTGCTTGGACTTACTATCGCACCACCTGATAGCGTGTCGCCGTAGTAAAGTGTCATTGTGATATTGCCTATAGGCGTATATTCTACATCGGTAGTGACATTGAAATAGTTGCTTTCATTTGCGTCATACACATTGCTGGTAAACTCTAAAGGTAAAAGAGGTGTGTAACGCCAACTGGTATAACTGCTCCAATTGCCTGTTAGATCCGCCCATGTTGTCGTGCTACTAGGTAGATATACAGCACGTTCTCTATCGTAATATCCATTACCTGCCATATTAACCTCCTAAATCCACACTAGCACTAAACCCAGCAAATCCTGTTGATCCTGGGAATTGTGTTTGTATAACGTGATTCCAAAACGCTTCAAAACTTGTTCCGTATCTTACATTGTTGTTGATGTCCAAGTATCTTACTACCTGTTTACCATTTGTGTTTATAAATTCTCTGCTTGTATTACTAGCACTTCTTTGATATTCAACTTCTGCTACTTCGGCAAAACTTGCACCGTCTGGTGACTTATCTGGTAGCACCGTTGAACTACCATTTAAACTTCTTACAAAATCAAAACGCCAATATTCGTCAGCACTTAAAATTAATCTTTTTGGATCGCTTTCATTTATTAACCACCAACCATAACTATCTAAATCAAAACAAACTAAACTATTACCGCCAAAACCTTTATTTGGATATATGTCTATGCTTTCAACAAATGAAAGACTTTTAGGATCGCCCCTCTTACCTTTAAACACACGCATTGAACTTATTGTGCTGTCTGCGGGTAAATTTAGATATAAATCTGTAAGAAAATATCCATATTTTGGAGTTCCTCTATCATAAACACGGTAAGGATATTTTCTTAATCTTATACCATTGATACCGTTAGCATCGCCTGTGCCAAATGCCGAAAAACTAACAAACACGCTGGTCTTATGACATTGTGCCGGAAATCCTAAATCAGTTCTTGCCAATCCTCTAAATTCTCTCACGCCCGGTGGTAATGGTGGTGGAGGTGGTGGAGGTGGTTCAATAGGTGGTTGTTGAGGATCATCTGGATCCTCTGGTAATTCTGGTGGCACCTCTGGCTCTTCTGGTGGCACCTCTGGTGGAAACTCCGGCTCATCCGGTGGATCTGGAATAACTGGCTCTTCCGGAGGTGTTCCTGGTGTAGGCTCACCCGCACTATCCGGTCCATCATTAGGTGGTTCAGGATCTTCAGGTGGCACAATACCAATAGGTGGAACCACTGGTTGTGGTGAAATAGGATTAGGAAGAATAGGATCCGGTCTTTTAGGCGGAATTGGTATGTCTTCTTCATCAGTTGTAATAAATGGATATGTTGTAGCAATAACTTCAACACACTCCATGTTCACGCTACTAGTTGAAGTAATCTGCATACTAATAACTCTAAACAACACATTTGTCAATCCTAAACGTGTATGATTAACACGAATAACATCGCCTGGTTCCACAGCAAGTAAATCCGGTGTGCCTTCAAAACTTAAAATTCTTTGTTTTCTTGATTTTTCTAAAATCATTTTGGCAATATGCCTTGCCACATACTTGTTTGTGATTGTAGGAAAACCAAAATCTCCTGACAGCACTTCATCATTATCTTCTGCTAGGTAGGTTGCTTCTTCTGTGCTACCTACATCAGGATAAACAATCTGTTGGTTTGTAAATTGTAAATCAGGATCAACATAGTTTACCGTTACTTGGTTAAAATAACTATTTTTTCTTTCACCTACAAGTTCAGCCCCGCCGTTTATGTAATTCTCATCAACATCAAATTTTACGTTTGTTACACTACTAACAATGTCATAGTCATTACCAGCGTCTTCAATTTTTAATTTGTATCTGCCTTGTATGTAAGGCATAATACCACGACAACCACTTAATAATTCTTTTGTGTTGTCAAGTAATTTGCTACCAGTATTCAATACCATATTGGTAGTCATTACCTTGCCTGTGGCACCTGTGTAATATGTTACCGTTTGGTCCAGTTTGTTGTGTGCTATATAAAAACTTTCGCCGTCTATTTCTGATATAGGCAAACCACAACCATATCTGTTGTTTGTAAGATAATCTAATAAACAATCTGCTGGGTTATAACTTAAAGTTTTTGTAACACTTGAAAAATTTGTAATATTGGTTGTGCCATCGTGATTAGCACCAATGTCATATACCTTTTGTCCTAGTATATCACATTTAACTTGTGGGACACCTCCACTAAATGGATTGTTGTCTTGGTCCGCTTGTGTTTCAATTTTTTTCCATTCATAACGTGCCGCAAGATAACAGATGCCCGGCAGTTTTCTTTGTTTCTTGCTCCATTCATTGCTTTCATTTAACAATGAACTTTGTGCTTGTGTATCACTACCTCTAAAAAATTGAAACTTTGCTCTGCCTGAATATCTACCTGCGTTTACGGTTACAATACTTTCATTTGGAAATTTATCGGTGTTGGTAAACAAACTTCTAGGTAATTCATTATCATCAATGAATAATCTTTTTAGTCCATTAACCTCTCCATGTGATAAAGCATAACACACATAAAGGTATTTGTTAGAATCACCTTGTGTGTCAACATAAACAATGTTTCCGCCTACACGTCTATATCCGTATATAACAGGCAATGGATTTGTTGTTCCTGTTTTTGTAATTGTAACGCCTTGGGCATATTGGGCACTTTGTTCACCAATGTTTGGATCTGGAACATCAAATAATGCTGTAAAAGGTGAAATAACAAAATCAATAACGTCACCCACAAAATCGATAACGCCTTTGACAATGTTAGTAATGCCTTTTACAACACTCTTAAATGCTTTTTTAATACTTTTGAATAAACCCATTACGCTTTACCCCATTTTATATCAGCAATGCTTTCGTGGCTGAATTCAAATCCGTATTCATTTACATCTATCTTTTTAAGACTGCCTTGGTTTGTTTTTATACCCTTGCTTTTGTCAAAGTCAGCAAAATTGCTTTTAACACTTAATGTAATATTGCTTTCACCTTCACCATCTCTGTGTTGGTATCCACTTACCTTGCCCTTGAATAATAACAAAGGCACATCCACTAAACCATAGGTATCTTCATCTAAAAATATTCTATAAAAACTCATTGATTGATTTACAATGCCTGGAATGGTTGTAATGTTTCTAATGTTAGCATCCAAGCCACTTAAAGTAATGTTACAACCTGTAATGTTTAGTGTGCCTGATTCTTTTGCTTCACTTACACCTAATAAAATACCATCACTGGTATAGGTGTTAGCACCAGCATCGGGTGCCGTGTCCGTATCGTATGAAATTGAAAAAGGTGCTTCTGTAAGATAGAGGGCATTCTTTGAAAGATATGTGCTAGGTAAACCTATTTCAATTAGGTGAGCACTTACTATGGCTCTTCCAGCAAATACCGTGGATAATGAATTGCTTATTCTAGCCATTAAATTTCCTCTATAAAATCTATTTCATATCTGTAATATTGTTCTGTGCCTACGTTAATCTCTTGCACGTCTCTTTCCAATGTCATTCTAAAAGGAACAGCATCATATGTAATAGTGTTGCCTGAACTAATACCTTGAACTAGGCCCGGGGTTATTTTCATATATTGTGTGCCAGCACTATCTTCTGTAAGTGTTTCTCGCACCATATAAACTTTTGAGTGATTTGAAAAACGTATCATATCACCTACCTTAACAATTTCATCACCGTCATTGGTTGTTGCTGTAACAGGAACTTCTGTGCTACCACCTACGGTATCACTAGCAACGGTTATTGTGTGTGTTTTGCTTGCCATACTTGAATATGATACTTCAGGAAATATAACATCAAAACTATTAAGGCTACCTCTTGCTTGTGTAATAAAAGCAAAGATGGGTCTAAATTCTGTTGTAGTCATTGGCGGAAATACGCCTGTAGCACTCCAAACGGTTGTGCCTACAGCACTTCTAATACGTCTACCACTCAATGCTGTTGTGTTTGTTGTTGTGGTATTGATGTTTAATTTCACACTTTGAAATCCTGGTGATGTTGGAAAATTTCCTATATAAGCCATTATCCTGTTACTCCTGCTCTGCCTCTCTCATTCATAGCAGTATTGATTAAGTTTACTATTAAGCCACGTCTTGATGTAATGAGATCATCAAAGCCTGCTGTATCATTTGCTTGGATATTGAATGTTATGTTAACATCTCTGTCATTACCCATAGGTGTAATCATACCAGCATTGGCTCCCATTGTAAGGTATTCTGGACCGCGTTCTCCAACGAGGTATGTTTGATTAGCACCAACCGGTCCACCTTTTTCTCTTGGACCTGTGTATTGTTGATTTTTGATTGCCGCAATTTGAACATAACCTTGTGCCGCTACCAATGCCGCCGCTCCAAGGTTGAATGGGAAAGGTAATGCCAATGCCGCGGATATACCTCTTGCAACATTAACAATCGCTTCCGCAATAGCAACCGCTTTCGCAAGCCTAAATGCTTTTTCATTTGTTTGTCCTAGTGTTGATAATAAATCCTTACCAATAGAACCTAATAATTGAACTCTTTGTTTACCACTTAATGCTTCAATGTCTTCAACCCTTGCTGTGCCTTTCTTAATCATATCAAGTGTATCTTCTACTTGACGTTTTCTATCTTCAGCAATGCTTCTTTCATTGTCAGCAAGTATTTTTGCTCTTGCTTTTGCAAATTGTTCTTCTGTGATAAGTTCTTGTGCTCTTGCTTTTTCTAATGTTTCTAATTGATCTTCTAGTGCTTTCTTTCTAGGATCAAATTCTTTTAAAATATTTCCTGTTTGACCTGCTATGCTACCAAGTGCTTTTTCAATTTCTTCTCTTTCTTTAAGTAAAACATTTGCACGGATTAAATCTGTAATTTCTTGTTTTTTCAGTGCTCTTGCTTCTTCGCTTACCTTAACACCTGCAAGTAATTCATCTACTTTTAATTTTTCTAATTCTAATGCTACTTTTTGATCGGTTGTTAATCCAATAATACTATCTTTCTGTTGTTGTATTTTCTTAACAACATCGCCCATAGCATTATCTAATTTTTCAGCATCTGTTAATTGAACTTGTGATGCCGCAACCGTATCTTCAATTTCTTTTCTTAATTTTTTC